GGGGAAAAACGAGTATTTTTAGTCATCCTGTTTACCTCTTTCTCAGGAAGTTTAGTCTCCAGGATTCCCGGGGCGGTTCATTGAGGAAAAACACTTCTTCAAACTTGAAGGTGAAACTTTACGTGAGTTCAAGCACAGAGTAGCTTTTAACTACTCTGTGAAAATTGCCCGTAACGTTCGCTCCCTCATCCTCTGGACAGAACGAGGCGCAGCCCGTCACGCCAAAATGCTAGAAACCGATCAGGCGTGGGATGTGTTCGAAAAACTGGAAGACTGCTATTTCAGCCAGTGCGAGAAAAATACTGGCAAACAAGAGAAGAAGCCCAACGGGCTTTCCGCAAAAGAAACAGACAGCCTTGTATGGCTGTGGGATTATGCCAACCGCTCACAGGCATTGTTCCGTGAGTTGTATCCCGCATTAAAACTGATTCAGTCTGGCTATTCCGGCATATGCCACGACTACGGCTATGAGTTCTCGTATATCATCGGGAGGGCGAGGGGCGTTTTAATTAATCACACGCGGGATATAGATATTTATGAGCCTGACGGGCCGACGAACCTTCTGGCATGGGAAAGGCTTAAGAACAAAGAGTTGCCGCCTTCACTGCATCGCTACTGACAATTGACAACTTAACAAACCCAGCTTCGGCTGGGTTTTTTATTGCTGAATTTTCAATATGAGAGGACATGACAATGAATGAGCTGATAAATAGCAGCATCATCAAAATGACCAGCATTGAAATCGCTGAGTTGGTGGGGAGTCGTCCAGATAACGTAAAAATATCAATAGAGCGCCTGGCTGAATCTGGAGTTATTCAACTTCCTGCATTGCAGGTTTTCGAAAAAATCAATAACTTAGGACTGCGCCGTAGTGTCGAGGCTTACGTCTTCGAAGGCGAACAAGGTAAGCGAGACAGCATTATTGTCGTCGCCCAATTGTCGCCGGAATTCACCGCTCGTCTTGTTGACCGTTGGCGAGAGCTTGAAGGGGCAACCGCGAAAATACCACAAACCTTTTCTGAGGCATTGCGCCTTGCGGCCGACCTTGAAGACCAGAAGGCTGAACTGGAGAAACAGCTTGCTCTCGCAGCACCTAAAGTTGAGTTTGCCGATCGCGTTGGCGAGTCCAGCGGAATTTTGATTGGAAACTTTGCAAAGGTTGTTGGTATTGGTCCAAACAAACTGTTTGCGTGGATGCGCGATCACAAAATCCTTATTGCTTCAGGTTCCCGGCGCAATGTGCCAATGCAGGAATATATGGATCGCGGCTATTTCACAGTGAAAGAAACAGCGGTCAATACAAATCACGGAATACAGATCTCGTTCACCACAAAAATCACCGGGCGTGGTCAACAGTGGCTGACCAGAAAGCCGCTCGATAACGGAATGCTGAAAGTAACAGGGGAGGCTGCTTAATGGCTAACCTACGCAAAGAAGCGCGCGGCAGAGAATGCCAGGTACGGATTTACGGCGTATGCAATGGCAATCCTGAAACGACAGTTCTGGCACATTACCGGATGGCTGGAATTTGCGGAACGGGAATGAAGCCTGACGACCTGATCGGTGCATGGGCTTGTAGTGACTGCCACGCGGAGATCGACCGACGCACCCGAATTCTCGACAACAACGACGCCAGACTTTACCACCTGGAAGGCGTGATCAGGACGCAGGCGATATTGCTGAAGGAGGGGAAGATTAAGTCATGAATGAATATGAGTTTGTGCTTCCCTGGCCGCCGACGGTGAATACCTACTGGCGAAGACGGGGAAGCCAGTACTACATCAGCGATAAAGGCCAGAAATACCGAAAAGACGTACAGCAAATCATCCGGCAACTCAGATTAGACATTTTCACTAAATCACGACTTCGCATCACAATTATTGCTGAACCACCAGATTCCCGCCGTCGCGACCTCGATAACATCCTGAAAGGTTTACTCGACTCTCTTATCCACGCCGGATTTGCGGAAGACGACGAGCAATTCGATGACATTCGCGTAATTCGCGGCGTGAAAGTGCCTGGCGGTAGAGTGGGGATAAAAATCACCGAACTGGAGAACATTTGATGAATGCTAAAATTCAAACGATACCTGAATTACTGATCTGCACCAGGGGAAATCAGACAGAAGTCGCCAGAATACTGAACTGCAATCGTGCTACAGTCAGAAAATACATTGATGATAAAGATGCGAAAAAGCACGCCGTCGTCAATGGCGTCCTTATGGTTCATCGCGGATGGGGTAAAGATACTGATGCGTGATATCCGGCAGGTTCTTGAGCGCTGGGGGGCATGGGCGGTAAATAACTATGAGGATGTTACATGGTCGCCCATTGCTGCCGGATTTAAGGGACTGATCCCCGAAAAAGTAAAATCACGTCCACAGTGCTGTGACGATGATGCGATGGTGATATGCGGGTGCATAGCCCGCCTTTACCGGAACAATCGCGATCTGCATGACTTGCTGGTTGATTACTACGTGTTGGGGGAGACGTTCATGGCGCTGGCACGGAAACATGGGTGCTCTGACACCTGTATAGGTAAACGCCTTCACAAAGCGGAGGGGATTGTTGAAGGCATGCTGATGATGCTGGGAGTGAGGCTTGAGATGGATCGGTATGTTGAGCGTGAATTGCCGGGAGGGAGAAGCTCTGTATTTTATCAGCGAAAAAATAGTTTACGATCGTAAAAATCTGCATATCATGATAAGAGTGGTTACATTGCCACGCAGCCGAACCCGCCGATGCGCGGGTTTTTTTGTACCCAGAATCCTGTGAGCTATACGGAAAGTACACAGAAAGGAAGGTACGACCGCAATTAATAACAAAATCTTAAAAATCTCATATGGCACTATTAGTTTTCTAAATATTGTATATTTTAAGTATTGCAGGATAACCCTGTAACGAAGTTTGCGTAACAGCATTTTGCTCTACGAGTTTGCCAGCCTCCCCTGGTGGCTGGCTTTTTTTGTATCCGTTCAACGGGAATGTTACATACCTCACAATTAAGTCAGTTGAATGTTGTCTGCCCGGATGAGAATTTGTTAGAAAAAACTGCATGGTGAATCCCCCTGAGCGGAGGGGCGACTGGTGACGGTATAATCTCTGATTATCAAAACGAGAATGACGCGGGTTTAGTGGCACCGGGCTGAACTCACCGGGAGGCACCCGGCACCATGCAATGGCACATAGCGCCACTCTCCAGCCCCTCTCCGGAGGGGCTTTCTTATGGACAAAAAAGCCCGCGCTGGGAGACGCGGGCGGCAAGGAATGAACAATGAAACGTGAAGTAATATTTCAGCTGGCGAATAATACCCCATAGTAATCACTCTGCGCAACTGCGCGACCTTTTTCGAATTGCGGGCTGTAGTCTCCCTTCTGCCATTGTCCTGTAACTTCCGGACTTCAGCCCGCTCCTTATTTTACTCACAATATTATCCCGGCCGGGAGGATTCATGGCATTTAAACACTATGATGTTGTCAGGGCGGCGTCGCCGTCAGACCTTGCGAAACGAATAACTCAAAAACTGAAGGAAGGGTGGCAGCCTTATGGTAGTGCGCTGATTTCGACAGCTGGTTATGGTGCGGAGTTCATCCAGCCAGTTGTGAGTGAGGGGAGCATCTCATCACCAGAGGAGCCAGGCAACCGTCCGACGACCTCAGCGCCTTCTGTTGCGCCAGAATATTACTATGTGATCGCGCTTGCTGGTCAGTCCAATGGTATGTCATACGGTGAGGGACTGCCATTACCGGATACATTCGACAGCCCTGATCCACGTATTAAACAGTTAGCGCGTCGCAGTACGGTGACACCGGGCGGTGCAGCATGCAAATATAACGACATCATTCCGGCGGACCATTGTCTGCATGATGTGCAGGACATGAGCCGTCTTAACCATCCGAAAGCGGACCTGTCAAAGGGGCAGTACGGAACCGTGGGGCAGGGGCTGCATATCGCCAAAAAACTGCTGCCGTTTATACCGGCGAATGCGGGCATTCTGCTGGTTCCGTGCTGTCGTGGTGGTTCAGCGTTCACCACCGGAGCTGATGGCACATACAGTGACGCGAGTGGCGCCTCGGAGAATTCAACCCGCTGGGGTGTGGACAAGCCGCTGTATAAGGACCTTATCGGTCGAACAAAAGCGGCACTGGAGAAGAACCCGAAAAATGTGCTGTTTGCCGTGGTGTGGATGCAGGGGGAATTTGATTTTGGCGGTACGCCGGCAAATCATGCCGCACAGTTTGGTGCGCTGGTTGATAAATTCCGTGCAGACCTGGCGGATATGGCAGGCCAGTGCGTCGGTGGCTCTGCTGGCGGTGTTCCCTGGATATGCGGGGACACGACGTATTTCTGGAAGCAGAAGAACGAATCCACGTACCAGACGGTGTACGGCAGCTATAAAAATAAAACGGAAAAGAATATCCATTTCGTACCGTTCATGACCGATGAGAACGGGGTGAATGTGCCGACGAACAAACCGGAAGAAGACCCGGACATTCCGGGTATCGGTTATTACGGTTCGAAATGGCGTGACAGCTCAGCCACCTGGACGTCACAGGACAGGGCGAGCCATTTCAGTTCATGGGCTCGCCGTGGGATTATTTCCGACCGTCTGGCAACGGCGATTCTGAGCTGCGCGGGTAAGTCTTCTGCGTTTGTTAATGGTACTGCCGGGGTGGTTGTTCCAGACAGACCGGTTACCACCTCAGAGTCTGTAATTTTTTACGATGCCAAAAAAGCTACAGACAATCAGCTGAAACCCTATGGCTGGGACGGTGTGTATGGCAGGCGCACACTGGTTGATGACAGCGGCAATAAAGCTCTGCGAATTGAGAAAAATAACAGCGCGAAATCCTGGTCAATGTACTGTGATATTGCTGCAGACAAGGCAAAACTTTTACTGGAAAAAGGCGGGGAAATTGCTGTCCGGTTTAAAATCCCCGAAAACGTCAATCTTGAGACAACCAGAAACAAGTATGCCTTTGGTTTGTACTGGCGAATAGCGGAATGGCCGGGTGAACCGCCCCGGGAATCCTGGAGACTAAACTTCCTGAGAAAGAGGTAAACAGGATGACTAAAAATACTCGTTTTTCCCC